TCGCCATTTTATGAGGTTATTACATATAGTATGGTAATGGTCAGCGTACCTGATATAGCATTAGCACTGTGATTATATGCGGATATGAACCACGTTCCGCCGCTCAGTACGCCATACGAGGATACTAATCCATTCGCGCTTGATGCAAGTACATTTACTATCATGGCATTATCAGGTAGATGATTTATATCTACATCAGCCAATGCTCTTGCGTTGGACGGTACTGTTACATTGACTTTGTGCGTATAAGACAACACCCTTTTAGGCATCTCGCCATTTTATCTTGTGAGACTACAGGGAAATAGTTTTCATCTCCGCCCCGCCAGAATGCGCCAACATGCAATAAATTGCAGTAGACGAAAAGGCATCTAAGCGATATAAAAAGCCAACACCGCCCGCTGCAGAAAAAGGATGATTGGTTATTCTCGTGGCCATAAAAGGTACGACTTTTCCTTTGATGGCGTGGGCTTTAGCCCAGACGGTAAAGTCGGTATCATACACTGTTCTGATTAAGCTCTCGCCATTTTGCATTGTTGTTTAAGATAACGTAACGCTTCTCCATCCCTGCCAAACAAAATCGTACGAAGTTCGTACTTTCACTTGTACGCTATCCCTGGATACTCCAAAGGCAATTTGGGCTTTGTAACCATCTATACCTATTGTAAGGATATTAGCACTGATGCCATCAAACGGCGCATGGGATGCCGTCGAATAGGAATAGCCCAAGGATGGGCTGGGAAGGTCGTTTACATCGTTACCCGTATCCAAGCGTGTCACGTTTAGCCATTTATACAGATCGCCATTTTATTACGATTTGAATTATAACCAGGCCCCCCAATTACTATTAGAATCCCTGAAACGATACTTAGATTCACTTGGCCCGGTTTGTCTTTGGACAATATACGAGTCTGTTGTGATTACTTCAACAATAGATGTACTTCTGAAAGCCGGATTGGCGACACTATTGGAGGCCGATGAACTAAGTTGATAATACCCCGGGACAACAATGTTGTTAAGGTCATCATTCCCGCGTATTCCATCCCTGACAATAAAACTCTCGCCATTTAACCAGAAATATCAAGAGTCCTTTAGGACTCTTTTTATATATACAAAAAATAAAAGAAAGAAGGAAAGAAGATGAACAAAGACAAACTGATTTTAAAAAATGGAGCCGAAATTGAACTTGAAGCCGGGGCCGGCCTGGGAGCGTTACAGGTGGTGTCCGCTGACCGTGCGGCGATGCTTGCCACCTGGGAGTTGCTTACTCCGGACAACCTGTCACAAGTACAGATTAAAAACGGAGCCGGGCTGACGGTCGGAACCTATACCGACCTTGTACTTGCATCTGAAACGTCTGTGGTGGCCCCCGACGGTATGGTACTTACAACTTATAGCCTGCGCCATAAAACGGACGTGGAACGGCTTGCAGAACGCGTAACAGTAGTTGAAGAAGGGCAGCAGGTACAGGACGGGGCCATCAATGATGTAGCCACATTGGCGGGAACACTGGCGGAGCAGACAGGAGGGGTGTTGTAATGGGAAGATTTTACGGATTGAAAATAAGAGCAGGGGAAATGACGCTGGAAGAGGTGCAGGCATGGTGGAGGCCACAGGTTGAAAAATGGCTGAAAGAGAATCCGGAGAAGTAAAGGAGACACAGAAAATGAAAAAAGAATACGTAATTGCAATTCAGGGAGCATTGGCCGCGGCCGGCGCTTTTTTAAGTGACAGGTTGGGAATCCTGTACCCCGTACTATGCGTTTTAATGGGGATGATGGCTCTTGATTATATCACGGGTATGCTTGCCAGCAAAACAGAAGCTATTGACCATCCGGACGACAAAGGGTATGGATGGAGCAGCAAAAAAGGGGCAAAAGGTATCATCAAAAAAGTTGGCTATCTGTGTGTGATCGCCGTGGCAATGGTAGTTGATTATGTAATAGCCAGGGTATCCGGTCAACTGGGGATGCAGGCACCAGCGAAGGCATTTTTCGGCCTTCTGGTGGCTGTTTGGTACTTGCTGAACGAATTACTATCTATCGTTGAAAACGCTGGCAGAATGGGCGCTGCGGTGCCGGATTGGCTGCTTAAATACATCGCGGTCTTAAAGGACAAGATTGACAGCAACGATTATGGACAGGGTGACAAGCATGCATAGAGGGAGGTGATCCGTCTATCTTCCGGCCGGCAGGGTGACGCCGGCGTTGCGACGTCGCAACAACAGTACATAGGGCAGTCCTGCGGGGCCGCCCCTTTTAATTGGAGGTAATCATGAAAACACAAAAAGAAGTAAAAGAATATGCCCTAGCTGCCAAAGATTGGATATATGTATGGGGCGCGAACGGGGAACCGCTGACACAGGCTCTCATTAACCGTCTGTACCGTGACTATGGCTCCGCGTCGTATCCATTGTCCTATTACAATAACAAGCTGGCAACCGGCGCCGGCAAGATGGCTGCGGACTGCTCCGGATTTATGATGCCGCTGTCTGGCTATGATGACACCGCACATGGCTATTATAATGCCTGCGTGCAAAAAGGTGTAATCGGCGGCCTGCCGTCAGACAAGGTATGTCTGGTGTTTAAACGTAACAGCTCCGGCCGGATGTACCACATCGGGATTTACCTGGGCGACGGTACGGTGGCAGAAATGGCAAGTTCCGCAGCCAACTATCAGCATAAAAGCATGTATGGTGCTGGCTGGACACATTGGGGCCGGCCGAAGTGGATTGACTACTCCGATGCAGTAGACCCGCATAAATGCATCCTGGACTTAGACATCCCGTTGCCGTCGCTGGTAAAAGGACATAACTGCGGATACGTCAAGACGCTTCAGCAGCTCCTGGTAGCCCGTGGGTATAGCACCAATGGTGTGGATGGTATCTTCGGTTCTGGCACCGAAGCGGCCGTGGCGCAGTTCCAGCATGACGCCGGGGTTAAGGTTAATTATCCGGGGACCGTCGGGGCTAAGACCTGGGCGGCGTTGCTTAAAGGATAAAAATAAAGTTACTCGGTTATATTAACAAATCACAGGGCGGTGCCACAGGAGATTTATTCTCCCCTTATGACGCCGCCCTTTTATTTTGACTATGCTTTATGATTGTACGCCGCCCTGAATTTATTCAGAACAAGCTGCAAATCTGTATACCGGATTGATGATTTTCTGTAAGGCGTTTCGTTTAATTTCTCGCCAAACAGAAGAAGATTGTAAAGTGGGCTAAGCCCGTCGGTATCCATGTTATCACAAAATTCAATAAGGGCCTGGAATCTTTTGACATAGGCCATTGATTCATCAAAGCTACTCATTATTTTTCTCTCTTTCTCCCGGCTTATTCCGAGGCAGGAAAATTATACTCCCATTTCTATATATCCACGTTCCGCGAGATCATTTCTCGCTTTTTCTCTTAACTCTTCTGATGGCCCGTATTCGAGCCATTCATCAAGATATTCTTTGACATCCTCTTCGTTTGTTTCTCTTGTGAATGGCCCCCATGTCAATACCGAGAAATCATAGATCGACAAGCCAGTCATTTGAATTAAGTAGGTCGAAAAATTCATATATTTATACACGGTTCTTTCCTTTCTCCCGGCCTATTCCCGGACCGGGGCGGTGAAAATTCTATTTTTCAAGTCTTATGTGAAAATTACCATCCTCAAGATAGGTTCCTAAAATCTCCTTGTCATTCAAAATATCAGCATTGTCAATAAAAAAATCAACACTGTGTTTTGTTTCAAACTGCATGCCGCACACCTCAACTCCTAAATATACAAAATCATTTTTGTTCATTAATTTCAAAAGATCCATCAACTTCATTCCGTTTCCTTTCTGCCCTCGTAACCTCCGGGGCGGGTTAAATTTGTTGTTATCCTTGGCTTCTGATTGAAGTATACACTTTTTTTTATATACTGTCAACGCTTTTTTATAAAATATTTTATATAATATCAATTATATAATTGACAAATTATAAAAAAGAATTTATTATATAAAAAAGGAGGAATATCATATGCATACAGATGTTAGAGAATATATTAACCTTTGCAGAGTGAAAAGAGGAAATATCACGGAGGCAGAACTTGCCCGCAGAACCGGGCAAACCCCGCAGAACATGAATAACAAATATAAAAGGAACACCTTTAAAATATCAGAACTTGAAAAGGTTGCGGAGGCTCTTGGAGCAGAATTAAAGATATCTTTTATTGATAAAGAAACTGGAGAACCTATAATATAAAAATTATATAAAATACACTAATACATTTATATTTTATAAAAAAGGATATAAATAAACATTGACATTATATAAAAAATAGTGTATACTAAAGATAGTTAAGGAAGGCAAGTCCTTAACGAGTTACCGGGCAAGAGGAGAGAGGAGGTAAAAATGGAAGAAATGACAAGACTTGAACTTTTGACATTACTGTACTCGATACAAGCATTGATGGAAACAGGAAACGTAGATAAAGCAAAAGAGATTATTGAAAAGGTAATCAAAGAAGCCGAAAGACAGCAATAAAAAAGCCTACAGAATAGGCTTTAAGGAAAACAGAGGAGGGCGGGCTTGCCACCGCTCCCCCATCTATAAAGATAATATCAAATTAGACCCTACAAATCAAGGAGGAAGAAAAGAATATGATTAAAAAATATGCAGTATCGATAGATGAAAATTATGACAGCGATTCAACGGCTTGGTTCAACACGTACGAAGAGGCAGAAGCGTTTGCGGTACTGGAAGCAGAAAAAGCAAAAGCCACTGTATTTATAGCAGAATTTATAGACGGATGTAAAAATAACAATTACGAAGATGATGAGATAGAATGGAAGGGATACGGATATGATACTAATGGTAAATTGAAAGAACTAAAAAATTATATTTGTCTTGTATCAAATACGCGTACCAGAGAAACGTATTATAGTGAATGTGTTTATTCTTCTGTTGAAGAATTAAAAGCATATTATAATGATCCTGAAATTTTACCTAATCTTAAGCTCCTTAGGGCTTGGGAAGCAAACGAGGTTGAATTATAATAAAGAGAATAAAATGAAATGGCAGCCAAAATCGGCTGCCATTCTGTTCGTGCGCTTGTCTTTTCGTGTTGCATTTCCGTGTTGCATGGTGGTGTAAAATGCAACGCGGAAGGGTATTTTATAACATAATGATGTAAAATGATATGCGCTGCATGTCCCGTGATTACAAGGTTCCTTGCAGTTACAGGGTTTTTGGGTATTTGATTTAACGGGTTCGATTCCCATCACCCGCTCTCTCTAAGCCTTGATTTTACAGGGCTTTTTTAATTTCATGTTGCATTTCGTGTTGCATAAACCTTAAAAATTCTTTTTTTGACTGCCTACAATCCTGTTTGTCGTATAGGGTAAGCCATGCCTGATATTTATTTTTGTCTATTTCTTCTGGAGTTGGTTCCACGATATTCTCAAAGAAATCATCCACTATATTGTCAACCTTTACTCGTTCTTCTGGAAATGTTTGAGTGTACACTCGCTTCATAATCTGATCTGTTTTCCATCCGCCGCGTTCCTGCGCGTACTTATCTGGTATTTTCAGTAAGGCCATAACAGAGGCGTTTAAATGACGCAGGTCGTGAAAGGTCATATGCGGCAGGTTGTGTTCGTCCAGAAGCTTGATCCAATGGTGATATAATACACGGCCATTCATCGGGACAAGTACGTCGCCCTCCACTTGGTCAATCAATGATTTGATATACGTCGGGATGCGGTGAGTTCGATTCCGACATTGATTTTTTGCCAATTCTTTTCGCACAGCTTTTCTTTCAACTGTTACAACCACCTCTGCTATTCGGATGTAGTCTCCAGATATGGATTTTGATTTAGTTAAGCCGAGAACCTCTGACATGGAAAAGGATAGCCAGGCAGCCAGCAGGACCGCCAGTTCAATTTCTGTTCCCTTGACTACAGCAAGAACAGTTTCCGCAGGAATAAGCTCCGGAACGCGTTCGGCCACTGGTGGTAACTCCACAGAAAAGTTCAAGTCACTTCGATACTTTCGGAGGACTGCAGAAACTAATCCCCATTCATTCTTCAACCGTTTGGCGGAAATTGTCTTCTTTCTGTTACGGCCCTGTGACGGTCGCCTGGCCTCCATGTTGATAGCTTCCTGGAGGATTTCCGTATCCAGATCCTTAAGTTCTAAGCCCATCAAATCCTGGAATCCGTATTTCTGTGTACAACGGTATTCCTGAATGGTAGTGGGAGATCGGTTAATAGCCTCTCGGCTCTCTATATAGGCATCAATTGCCTCGAATAGAGTCATATTGCGATACTGGGTGTTTCTGGGATGATTCTCCTTGTTGAGTTGGAAAAGGGCAGCAGCGGCCTCTGCTTCTTTCTTTCCGCGTGGGGACGGATCATCGGATGTAAAGGATTCATAGATTCTTTTATCCTTCCATTTTCCGGTTTTTTCATCAATCACCTTTTCCGTGTGGCTGTAGGCCAGGCACCTCCAGGAACCAGACGGTAATTTTTTTGCTGTTGCCATAGTATCATCCTTTCTTTTGTTGCGATATCGCAACTTTTGGGTATAAAAAATACGCCCCTTGCCAGGACGCTCTGAGGATGATATAATTTATTTGCGAGATAAAGTATATCTTCCGGAGCAGTCCGGTAAGACTATCTATGTAAAAGCCGTTCAGTGTTGGTAGCACCGGGCGGTTTTTATTTTACATTATTTATCAACTGTATTAAGATATTTCTATCCCAAAGCTTTACGCCCAAAATCCGTGCTTCTTCAATTGCTTGGTCGGTGAAATATCGATTTGATAACACAACAGCAATATCTCTTTTATATATACTTTTACCAGTGTGAGCCTCCTGAATCGCTTTATTTCCTATATTTTCAGAATAACATTTGCATTGTATAGCATATGAAATTCCATCTTTTTCAGCCAGAATGTCAATGCCATGATCTCCGCTTCCTGGTGTCCTTATAACGCTACTAAAACCGTTTTTATATAATAGGTCAGCGCAAAACAATTCGAAGTCATACCCATTCATACAATCAAAATTTCTGTTAGTAGTATTTGAAATAAAAGGCGTATTTTTCAGGTGTTCAAAGTCTTTTTGAGATAATCTTACTTTAAATGGAGCGGTGCCATGCGGCTTACTTACAATCTCCGAATTAATAAGTTCGTCCATTATTTTTGCTGCTCGTTCATAACTGATATTAAGTGACCGTTGTATCATGCCAATTGAAGCTTTTTGTCTTGATATTATCAATTTTAATGCGTTCATTGTTAGTGGATCATTAAAATTTAAATCAGGTTGTTTCCTGGTATTGCTCGTATTTTCTTTTCTTTCCAATTCTATAATAGATACATTAGGAGCATGTTCCTTTATAAAGTCGATAGTCTTTCGAATAGGTGCGTTTGCGTTGGCACTAAAATAGACCTTCTCATTTTTTTCTATGTGTGTAATGAAATTGATAAACCCGGAACGAAATTTTCCTGCATAATGATAACTAACCTGCTTTAATTCACTGTACTTGATCGCCCTTTTATTTCCCCAAAAATCAAGAATGCTTACTTCTGAATTTCCAACGTACAATTCCTTGCTTTTCCCTTTTATACTCATAGATTACCTTCTTCCTCCGCTTTGAGTCACATTGATTCCCATAAATATTTATTAATTTGCAAATACGGTTCAAATTTTATACGATAATTTTCAAAAGAAACGCCGTCCCCATAAATTTGGCGATAGCATTCCAATGCCTCTATAAGAAATTCTTCCGTGACATTTAAAAATTCCGCAGTATCATTTAGAGTATTGCAACCGTATTCATAGGCTTTGATAATATTTGAAATTCCGACTTGTTTCTTATAGGCCCAAAGTCGAGCAACATATTCTTGCTTACGATTATTTGCGATATTTAAATTAAGTATATTTCCGCTGCTTGTATAATGATGTCCAAGTTCTTCAGCAAGGACGCAAGCTTTTTCGGTTTCGCTCAAAGAATTGTGAATAGCAATATTTCCATCTATGTATAATCCCTTAAGCTCAGATACTTCCGAAAGATCTAACTCTTGTATATTCAAATTTTCATTTTCAATTTGAAGTTCCTCATAAGTCAAAATCAATCACTCCCTTTATTTGATCTGGCAGCTAATAACAATTTTTTAAAGTCGTTTATTTTATTTAATTCTTCCTGTGTCCAATTTGTGTTCTTGTGCGCGGCAATAGTTTGAGGCTCGTTATCAACAACGTCATCATCGACTAAGTAGTCCAAACTGCAATCAAAACTCTTTGCTATTTTTTTTAATGTAGATAACTTTATATTGTCTGAACCCTTTTTGTAAAATCCATCAATAGTCGTATATGGGATTCCTGATATACGAGACAGCTCCGACTTATTCATGTGATTCTTTTCCATTAGCATATCTAATTTTTCTGTAAACGTCATATAACTAACCTCCTTATAAAATGAATATACAACATTTCTATTACTTTGTAAAGTAAAAAAATACCCTGTGAAATAAAAAAGCAACACTTTAGGGTTGACATATTACGATGTGGGGTATATAATGCAAATGTATTACGATGCAGGGTAACAAACGGAGGTGATAGAATGTTTCCTAATTTAAATGCTGAGTTGGCAAGACGAAAGTTAACTCTGAAAGCATTGTCCGAAATGACAGCAATTAACTATGAAACCTTAAAAAACAAAGCGAACGGAACCACCGAATTTAAAAGAAACGAAATGTATGCAATTAAGAAAAAAGTTTTTCCTCAGTGTACAGTGGATTATCTTTTTTCTGAGGGTAGCACAGATGAGAAAGGAGCGTGAGAAAAATGTGGACAATCATATTCGTCGCTACTACATTGATATGCGGCATCGGTTGGCTGACAAGGTATGTATCTTGTGCGGCATTGATTTATTACATGAACAGGAAAGGGTACACCCCTCCAATGGATGAAGAGCTGAAGGAATGCACCCAATTTGTAGTGATGAAGATTTTTAGACGGTAATGCCGAGTTGCTTTGATATTAGGGACGATATGGTGTTCGTGGCAACTTGAATAATTGCATCAAATGACTTGGAACCTACCTGAGAAAGAACAGGTTTTACACTGTTATTCCAGATTCCGTCTGATTTTATTTTTTCGAGGAACTCATGGCCCGAAAAGGTGATGTCATAAATAAAGTCGATATGCGGCCGGCCATCAAGTGTTCTGGAATATTTTGCATTTATGTAGTCGGCTTCAGTAAGTTTAATTAGTGCATAGAGGACATCGTCTTCGCCGTGTTTTTGAGTGGATTTAATAAAAGAGTGGGAGCCATAATTCCCCATAGGAAAGGTCTCAAGTTCAAGTAAAACATCTCTGACACAATCAATATTTAGCTTCATAATACCTCTCCTTTTAACGTTTTGATAAGGAGATTGTACCATAATAAGAAAAAGTTTACCACAAAGAAAGGAGCGTGAGAACATGACAGACAAACAAAAAGCGGCCGCCTATGCCACCTACACCCGCCAGAGAGCGGAGAATGTCCGGGCAATAATTAGCGAACATAAGACGCGCAGGAATATGACCAATGCCGGAATCGCGAAGGCGATTAATATGCCGGTAGAGACATTTAAGAAGCGGAAAGCGGAGCCAGCCACCTTCCGGGCGGGAGAGCTGTGGCTGCTCTGCGAAGCGCTGGGGGTGCCAGAGGAGCAGCGCAAGACCATTATGTAAGGAGGTGATACCAATGCACAAACATGATTATACCGGCGCAGCAGTCATCCGGATGAGGCGGCAGCTGCGGGCCGAGAGGGCAGAACTGCTATGGCTTTACAAGCTGCTGGCCGTGGCGATTATCCTGTGTGCGGTACTAACCGGGACACTGCTGGCTGTGGCGCAGGCGGCGGGGATGTTGTAAGGGGGGAGGGACAAGGATGCTTAGAACTACCACAAAAGAGATGCTGCTGACAGAGTTATCGAATCGGAAACCAGAGGAGGTCCGCTTGAGCTTTGCAATCGGATGGATGCGGGCAGAAGAAAACTTGTTGTACACAAGCGGAGAGGTTTTGAGGCTGCTAGAGGCAATTGAAGGAGAAATAGAGCCTGCCGGCGGCAACCGGACAGGCTCAGATACATAAAAAATAATTTCACACCCTGATTATAGCAGGGAAGACAGGAGGATGCAATGGTAAAAGTAACAATTGAACATGATGGTAAGACGTATCAGCACGAAGGAGATTTATTCATGGGGCAGGTTTCAACGCTTAAGGGGAGTGAACTGTCCGCATCGATTGTAGTAATGGGCAACGGAAATCCTGAAAAAGTGGTCAAAGTGTTGGAACGCATGATAATAAGCATTATCAAGAAGTTATCGGAAGATCCGGTTGTTGTGTGTGGAAGTTTGATTGAAATAAACGAAGGGATTGACCGGGAAATTCGCGAGTATATGAAAGGCAATCTTGATGATATGGCTGACAGTATCAGAAATTTTCTGGCGGAAGAGGAGGCATGACGATGAGAGTAAGTTATTTTCGGTTATGGTGTCTCTTCCGGGAGCGTATTGCAAAAAGAGCCCAGAAAGAGGAGGATTATTCAACTGAAAAACTGGTTCTTTATAAGTTGCTGGCCGAAATGGCTATTCTGGAGGCAGAGGCGGTGCTTGAAGAATGAGAGATATGGATCAGTGCGATGCCTGTGAGTCAATAAACGATAATGATGACTGGCATTGTCAGGCTTGCCAGAAAAACAGCCGGAATCGTAAAAAGAGGGCAGCAGTACAAGAGGAAGAATCAGGAGGTAACGATGAGCGAAATTAATTTTAATGTAATTCCGACAACCGGAGTGATAAAAACGAATTTTGAGGATGTGAAGAGACAGCTGGCCGAGGAAGTTGGCCAGTATGAAAATGTGGTTTTCACAGAGGAAACAAAAACAGATGCAAAAAAGACGGTCGCAGATCTGCGGAAACTACGGAAATCCATTGATGACAGCCGAAAAGAAGTAAAAAAACAGTGGATGGTTCCTTATGAGAGGTTTGAGGCCGAAGTAAAGGGACTGCTGGGCATGGTGGACAAGCCTATTAATTCTATCAACGGCCAGGTGGAAGCCTTTGAACAGGAACGGATTAAAGTGAGGAAGGCAGAGATTGAGGGGATTTACGCGGAGGAAATCGGGGAGCTAAAGGACTTCCTGCCCCTGTATAAAATTAGCAATGAAAAATGGCTGAATGCCGGTACGTCCGTCAAGGCAATCCGGAAGGCAATGGCCGAATCCATCGCCGATGCCAGGGCAGGAAAAACAGCGATTGAAGCCATGCAGTCGGATGCGGTTCCATCTGCTCTCCGAAAGTTTCAGGCAACCTTGAATCTGGCAGATTGTATCGCTTATATCAACCAATGTGAAGCCCAGAAGGCAGAAATTTTGCGAAGAGAAGAGGAGCGGCGGCGTCAGGAAGAGGAGCGCAGGCATCAGGCAGACATTGAACGTATCCGGGCGGAGGAACGTCAGAGGGTGGCAGAAGAGGAACGGATCCGGAGGGAAGCGGAACAGAAAACGATAGAAGCGGTCAAATTGGTAGACACAGAGAGTGCAGCCGAAATTTCTCTTCCGGATTCTCACACAGCAGTTTATACAGTTGTCGGAACTGACGAGGAGCTGCGGGAACTGGAGATGGCCATGCTTAGTCTGGGACTATACTACGAAAGGAAGGATATCTGATGCCGGAAGTTGGTAAAATTTATGAAACCATCAACAATGTGATGGGGGAGATTGGATCCATCGGAAAGAATAAGAGAAGTCAGCAGGGGTTTAATTATCGGGGCGTTGATGATGTCATGAACGCTCTGGCTCCGGCCTTTATCAAATATAAGCTGTTTGTTGTGCCGCAGGTACTGGAACAGGCCCGGGAGGAGAGGAGTACAGCCCGGGGCGGCATGCTGATTTATTCCATCTGCAAAATACGCTACACTTTTTATGCAGAAGACGGATCACATGTAGAAGTCGTCACGATTGGGGAAGGAATGGACAGCGGGGATAAGGCAACGAATAAGGCAATGGCAATTGCATTTAAATACGCCTGTTTTCAGATTTTCTGTATCCCGACCGAGGAGATGGCGGATCCGGATGCGGATGGACATGAGGTAGAGCCGAAGGGGAAAGAAAAGTCAAAGCAGCCACCGAAAGAAACCTTACCTTCTGTAACAGCGGGGAAGGCATCCGCAGAAAAAGAACCGGTAAAGCGGATTACTCCAGAGGATATGAATACCGTTAAGACTTTGATTGATAAATACAGTTCCATGGGAGTCAAGGCAGAGAAGATTTTAAAGATGTATCAGATTAAAGAACTGTCAGAAATGTCCCAGGAACAGTATACAGATTGCATGAGAAAATTGAAGCTGTACGAGAAGGAGGAACCAGCCCATGAACAAAGTAATCCTAATGGGAAGACTGACCCGGGATCCGGAAATTAGATATACACAGGGGGAACGCGCAATGACCATTGCAAGATATACACTTGCCGTGGATCGGCGTGGCCGCAGGAGCCAGGACGGAAACGAGCAGACGGCAGATTTTATTAATATTGTGGCATTTGACAGAGCTGGAGAGTTTGCGGAGAAGTATTTCCGCCAGGGGATCAAGGTCCTTGTGACCGGAAGAATCCAGACAGGCAGCTATACAAATCGGGACGGCCAGAAGGTATATACGACAGAAGTAATCGTAGAAGAACAGGAATTCGCAGAGAGCAAGAATGCGGCAGGTGGAAATGAAGGCGGCTACCGTCCGGCCCCATCCAGTGCAATCGGCGACGGTTTCATGAATATTCCTGACGGATTAGAAGATGACGGATTGCCATTTAATTAGAGGTGATTGATTGAATATTCAGATAGACAGCAGGGAGAAGGCAAAAGCCATACAGAAAATCATAACGGAATTTGACCGTCAGGGCGTGAACTACTTTGTATCAAAGTTATATGTCGGAGATTATATGAATTTTGACAATCCCCGTCTGATTATAGACAGAAAACAGAATCTGAGCGAGCTGTGCAATAATGTCTGCCAGGAGCATAACCGATTCCGGGACGAAATCCTGCGGGCAAGAGAACACGGGATCAAGCTGATTGTCCTATGTGAGCATGGGAAAGGAATTGAATGTCTGGAGGACGTTATCTGGTGGAAAAATCCCCGGCGGATTGAGCGGTACAAAGATTTGAAGACCGGAAAGTGGATGGAGCGGGAAACGAAGGCAATAACAGGAGAGACGCTGTATAAGATACTATGCACCTTTGAACGTAAATATGGCAGCCGGTTCTTATTTTGTGACAAGAAGGATACCGGACGGCGAATTACTGAATTATTGGCGGTGGGAGAATGACGAAAGAAGAATTAAAAGCAGAATACAGCATGAGAGAGGTAATTGGCCGCTATGGCCTGACACCAAACCGCGCCGGTCTGATACGCTGCCCCTTCCATCAGGGAGATCGGGAGCCGTCCATGAAGATTTATGAGAAGGACTTTAACTGCTATGGCTGTGGGGCGAATGGTGATATTTTTACCTTTGTCCAGATGATGGAGGAGGTCAGCTTTAAAGAGGCCTTCCAGATTCTGGGCGGAACCTATGAGAAACCGACCTTCGCGAGCCGTCTGGCCGTCTATCGTTCCCAGAAACGCCGGGAAATGACCCGTAAGGAGCAGAAACGTACGGCGGAAAAGAAAACCCTGAATAACATGCTCATCGGCATCTACAGACGGTATATGGAGCGTTCAGAGCCTTATAGTGATGTTTGGTGTGACTGTTATAATGCCATGCAGTATCAGTTGTATTTGCACGGCGAATTAAATGGATTGGAATTGAGGTGATGATATGGTGCCGTTAAGCCAGCTCACGGCAGAGAGTGTCCTCTCCGATGAGGTACTGACCGAAGTGTTTGACCAGGAAGATGAGCTGTATAAATCACGGCTCCTGTTATCGCTGGAGGATCGGGCCGGGGAGTTAGGAGTCATAAAAAAGTTTCGGGAATTGGTAAAAGCGTATAAGCGGGTAGAACGAGAGACGCGGCGTCAGGAGCGGGAACGGAAGGTACGGCCTTCGGTGCTGGAGAATTGGACAAACTTTGAAGGTCCCTACGATCGGATGCAGTGCCGGCAGTGGATAGCCACGGAAGAGGGAATCTGCCTGAATAACCCATCCACCGGATACACGGATGTTTTGGCCTGCTATCATCCAATTTTACCAGTAGAACGTCTGAAAAACCTGGAGACCGGGGAGGAGCAAATCAAGCTGGCCTACAAGCGGAACGGACGGTGGGAGGAGATTATCGTGCCGAAGACAATGGTGACCTCTGCCAACAAGATAGTAAGCCTGTCCGGCCGCGGGATTGCGGTTACCAGCGAGAATGCAAAGTACCTGGTGCGGTATCTGGCCGACGTGGAAAATGCCAATGAGGATCACATCGCGGTGCAGTATTCCACATCAAAATTAGGTTGGATCCGCGGTGGGTTCCTGCCGTATGACTCGGAAGTGGTGTTCGATGGGGATGCCCGGTTCCGTCAGATTGCGGAGAGTGTGGACCAGGTGGGCAGCAGGACGGCCTGGTATGAGCATGTGACGGAGCTGCGCCAGACAAACCGGATAGAGGTTAAATTTATGCTTGCATCGTCATTTTCCAGTGTTTTGGTACAGCCCCTGGGCGGCCTGCCGTATTTTGTGGACCTCTGGGGAGAGACGGAAGGCGGTAAGACTGTGGCTCTAATGGTTGCGGCATCCGTCTGGGCAAATCCGGATGAAAGCGCTTATATCAAGGACTATAAAGGGACAGAGGTAGGATTGGAAGCTACAAGCGACCTTCTGAACCATCTGCCGTTGATCCTCGACGATACCAGCAAAAAGAACCGGAAAATCGAAGATAACTTCGAGGGATTGGTCTATGACTTGTGTTCCGGTAAGGGAAAGTCCCGCTCGAACAAAGAACTGGGACTGAACCGGGAGAGCCACTGGAAGAACTGTATTCTGACAAACGGGGAGCGGCCGCTTAGTTCTTATGTGACCCAGGGAGGAGCTATTAACCGTATTCTCGAAATAGAGTGTGGACAGCGCGTTTTCGCAGAACCAGGCCAGACGGCGGAGCTTGTAAAGCGCAACTATGGTCATGCAGGCCGTGAATTTATAGATATGCTGAAAGAGGTAGGATGGGAGAAGATCCGGGAGATCCAACAAGGATTCCTGCGGCAGCTGGCCGATGATGAGAAGATGCAGAAGCAGAGCCTGTCCCTGTCCATCATTCTGACGGCCGACAAGCTGGCTGCGGATTATCTGTTTAAGGATGGCCGGTATATCAGTCTGGATGAGGCCAGGGAGGTCCTGGTGGATCGTGACGAGCTTTCCGACAATGAGCGGTGCTATCAGTTTATCCTGGATAAGGTGGCCATGAACCCGGCGCGGTTCAATCAGGACAACGAAAATCTGGAGAAGTGGGGTGTGATTGAAAATGGCTATGCCATCATTTACACAACAGCTTTTACGACTCTGTGCCGGGACGGCGGGTTCTCTAGGGCGTCGTTCCTGTCCTGGGCGGCCAGAAAGGGACTTTTGCAGACGGAGGCCAGCGGGAAAAAGCTGGACAAGGTGAAAAGTTTCAATGGGAACAAGGTGCGCTGCGTCTTCCTGAAGCTGAACGATGATACCGATCGGGACGGATTTATCAAAACGGATGGCGGAGAACAGGAGACGTTACCCTTTACATAAACAGAGTAACCCATCAGTGGGTTACCGCAAAAAGTGAGTGTTTACAAGGGTTGGAAGGTGTTTTTGGTAGGAGTAACCTAAGTAACCCACAAAAACACATGCCTATATAGGAAAAAATATTTTACACACTTTGGAATAAAAAAATGCCTCGCGCGTAAGGAACATGAAAAAAATGGGTTACAGGGGTTACCGCAGCCGGAAAGCCTTGTTGTATAAGGGTTTGAGCGGTAACCTATCCAGTCTGAAAAAAGGGTTACAGTAACCCGAAAAAAGGTTACTCGGAGGAATTGTCAGGTATTTCAGGAGGGATATGAGGAGAATGACGGACGAGCAGGTAAAAAATGGATTTAATGAAGTCTATAACCGATTCTGGCTGAAAAATAAGAACCATATACCGGAGCGGGATTCAGAGGAATGGGAGCGTATCCATGCGGAGGTCAACGCTCTGCGGGGAAAATATCCGTTTTTGGCTGATACAGTCATCCGGATGGAGGTTGAGCTGGACGAGCGGATGAGAGAAGAAGAAAAGATGATAGAAAATTCATTTTCTTTCATGATGGCAGCTGGCGAGGGACTGAAAAAAGGAACACAGAAAGACTTTGTTTGTCCGATTTGCGGAGGAAAAGCGCATGCCGGCATGGCGGCCAGCAATGGCCATATACATGCATCATGTGAAAAATGCGGAAGAAGGGTAATGCAGTAAGGAGGAGAAAATGAAAGTAAGAATATCGATACCAGGACTTTACACAGCAATGGAAATGGATGAGGAGAAAGCATTCAGAGCTTTTCGAAAGCTGAATGAAGTATTGCTGAGTCATGGAGGGGGCCAGAATGACAAAAAAGCAGAGGTCAAGGTGGAAAAGCCGGAGATTCTAGTATCCTATGGAAATCAGGAGTCAATACGGGAGGTTCCTGAACTGGAAAAGAATATGATAGTGGACGTCGAATATCCGGAACCAACCCATCAAAAGTACCGTGGATTTATGTATATGCGTTGCCCGGAATGCGGAGAGATAAAGGGGTTTAACATGAAAAATGAGTCGGACTATTTTCACTGTAGTAACTGTGGAAAGAGAATCATACTTGAAAAGCCATTAGTTCCTCTCTTTGTGCGGTGTGAGTGCGGCCGGCAGTTCCGGTACTTGACCAACCTGACGGAAATGGCCTTTGACATCCCCTGCCTGGAGTGTGGTGCGCCGGTGGCCGTGCAATGGAATGACAAGAAGGAAGTTTACGAAACAATCTGACAAGGAGGAAACTATGGGTAAGCTACAGTGGTATGAGCATGATATATCATTGCATGAGGCAATGAACTGTATTGATGAGAACCTCCGTGCGTCGGTTCGAAACTTCGTTGCAATCGGATTCTATCTGAAGGAAATCCGGAACCGGAAGCTTTACCAGGAGGACGGCTGCCAGAACTTTGAAGATTTCGTCCGGAAGCATTATGACCGTGATAAAGGCTGGGCCAGTCGATGTATCAAGGTTAATGACCAGTTGAGTAAAGATGGAAACAGCCCTGTCCTGGCTGATGAGTATAGGGAATATAAGGTCTCTCAGCTGGTGGAACTGGCCTATCTGACGGAAGAACAGCGAGAGCTGGTCAGTCCGGATATGACGGTGAAGGAAATCCAGGCGATCCGGAGACCGGAACCTGAAGTTGTGACGTTACAACCAGAACTGGAGGAGGGTGCGACGGCCGTAACTGACGAGGAGCTGGAACGGAAACGGCAGGCTGAATGGAGGATACGCTGTGAAGTCCTTGGGCAGATGTGTGATAGTATATGCCGCATGCGTTCTTTTACGCTTGAAAACTCCCGATACAGTATGGCAGCAATCCGAGAACTATCGGATTATGATCGCAGTTTTGGGTTCGGTGACGATGGGTGTGGGCGTAGCAGATACGTTGCGGAATGCAAGAATCGCCAGTATCACGTGAAGGAGCTGTGGGATAATGGCAGATGGACATTCCAGGCCGGCGAGGTAGAACAGCAGATCTGGAACTTCAATGCCAGAGACTGGGTAAATGAACACCAAGGAAAGCGGCAGGAAAAGGAGTCTTCTCCAAAGCTGCCGGAAAAAGTTGCGACAGTTGCAATTCCGGATTCACCAGTGGAAGAACTCGTGGTGGATACCAATACCTGTCCACCAAACAACAATAGCAGCTGCCGGCGCCAGGAATGGGGGACCAGCCCGGAAGAGCAGAAAGCAGGCCATAAGGAATGTGTGAAGTGCTGGGAAGATTGGAAAAATAGGCAGAAAGTCCTGAACGCTGCGAAAGTGCAGCGGGAGGAGATTCCACTGCCCAATGAGAACTGGAACCTTGGCGATCTGCCGCAGGTGAAAGAGAAGTATCTGAAACAGCTTGCCGAAAAGCTGGTGGAAAAAATGGGAAACCGGCTTATAAGGGAAGAAATAAGCGGCATTCCGTCCGACAAATCAATTAAAAAAAGTGTGCAAACACTGGATGAACAAGAAGGCGATGGCATTGGACTTGAAGACTGTGTTAAAGCGTTTGCATGCGCAGAGATAGTAGAGTTCTCCCGAGAGGATGAGGATTTAGGTATATGCAGCTATAACAGATTGGCAAATAAGGTGCGGAAGACGTTGGAGGGATGGGAGGCGCAGAATGAAACTGTTATCGATGCGGAATACACGGAGGTCGAGGAACCGGAGGCGGTCCAGAGCGAGGAGGAATCACTGACCGACTTAATGATTGCCCGGGAGGAACTGGAGAGGGCACAGAGGTTGTTAGACAAATGCTTGCTGGACTTGCCGGACGAAAGCAACATCAATATCCGCAGGCTGAAAACAAAAGTTGACGCCCTGGCCTGCTATGTGTGCGAACTGGATGACATCGAAAACCCGCCGCCGAAACCCGTTCAGCCAGAGCTGCCGCTGTTAAAAAACAATGACCAGCGAGCTTCCTTTGTGGATGCCTACGAGACCTGGCCCCTGTGGATTGAGACGGTCCAAACCGGTGAGAGATATTATCGGTACGACCTGGAGGACGGTGCCAGCATGGTGGTTAAGGTATATCATGCCAGGCTGTTTGATTACACGGCTTATGGCACGGCTTACGAGGAACGTTTCAGCGAAGGATGGGGAAAGCAGGAGTATTATCTGCTGAGACCGGGGAAGTTCTTTAAGGATTGCGAGACAAACCGGTCATTGCTGATTGACAAGCTGAAGGAGATTCAGAAGAAGGAGAAACAGAAGCAGGATGAATAAGCGAAACGGTGAAGGCTATCCAGATCCTACCGCGGCTCAGGCCATCCACGAGGCAGACCGTCCGCCGGAGCTGATAGAGACAACCATCCGGCGGATGAAGACAGTGGCCAGATGGCACGGCCTGGAGGTGACCGGACGGATATGGCTGCGGGATCCGAAAACTGGGAGGGAGTACCGATGAAGAGAATAAAAATATATCCTTGCCCCAATGTGGAGCTTCGCCTTCACGTATCGGAGCAGATGGAACAGGATTATAAAGAGTGCGCAGCTAAGGCGGAGAGCCCAGGAGATGGAAAAGACTGTAACACCTGTAGCTGGAGAGAAGTAGAACTTGAAAATACGTGCCTGTGTGAGTGGCCGGTTGTGTGCGAAAAATTGATAGGAGAAGGAGGAAGGGAAAACAGATGGAACGGTTAACAGCGGAACGACGCAACGGGATTAAAAGCGGATACTGGTCGCCGGCCAAGAAGGAGGAGCTGGTGCAGCGGCTTGGGGCCTATGAGGACACTGGCCTGACACCGGCGGAAATCATGGACGCAAAGATGTTGACTGGTTGGATTCCGGTGGCTGAGAAACTGCCGAAAGCAAAAGAAGATGTTTTAGTTTGCACGAAATTTGGGTGGATTTTGGTAGCTTGGTATGGTCCTAATGGTCAAAGGTGGCATATAACGCCAGCAGATGCAGGTATCACGCGAGAGGATATTGCAGCCTGGATGCCATTGCCAAAGCCATTTAATCCACAAAATGAAGATTTAAAGGAGTAAAAAATATGGATGAATTATTAAAAATATTAGCATGCTTCGGCTGTCCTTATTGTGATGACTGCGAGGATGAATGGGAAGACGGACATAGTCACTGTGATGAAATGATAGAAAAGGCTAAATCATTTGTTGAAAGAACCGGGATTTGTAAGTAGAAGGGAGCAAAGAGGTTTGCGGCCGCAATAAATCTAAATTTGAGGGAGGTGTGAATATGTGCAATTGTTTGAATGAGAAAGCAGAGGAAATGAGAAAGATAATGGGATACGAATATGTAGAGCCTCCGGTTGAGTACTTATCAGGTAGAGCCTATCTGTCTTTTTCTGTTATTGAGCCAGGGAAGAAAAAGTCCAAAGAACTACCATTATTACTTACTAGATGCCCTATATGCGGTGAAGAGTATAAGAGAGAGGGAGAGTAAGGATAAACACGCAAATTGAGGATTTTGAGGAACCGAGGAAAGGACAGTTATTCATGAGAGAAGAAGTTGACATAAACAAATTAATAGCGGAATTTTCTGATATGGCTGGTAGATGTAGTTTGCTGACTGGTGATGTGGAGCAGGAAGAATTGTTGATTCAGATTATTGGAACAATTGCTAAAGTCGCTATGGGACGGTAACTGAAGATTTAACGGTGGAACCGGAAAGGAGACTTATGAAAAGTTGTAAAGGATGCATACATGAAAATCTTGAATCACAGGATTGCATGCACTGCTCCAGGGCCTACACAGACGAATACGCAAGAAAAGAAAAACAGACTAATGCCGAACGCATCCGGTCGATGACTGATGAAGAACTGATGGAATTTTTAAAAAAGATAGAAGTTGGAGACATTGATTATTCGGTGACATTTTGCGACTTGTGTAAAGATGGAGGAAATGCACTTGGGTTAGATTGCGACGGGTGTCTGCTGCACTGGTTACAATCAGAATGTGAAGATTTAGAGGTGAACGAATGAAAGATTGTGAAGATTTAGCGAAGGAGGAGAAGGATGTATAAAGCAAAGAATGTAGATACGGATAAAGCACTTAATTATATCAATGAGAGCCGAAGATATCAGCAGCAGGCAGAAACTTTAGCCATTACTTCCGCGCAAAAGTATCATGACGGAATCAGAAAAGGTTTGGATATTGCCGAGGAAATTTTTACATGCAGTAATTGCGAATCCGAAAACGGCACTTATCGAGATGGTGCACTTGACGTGATTTATGAAATTGCAAAGGAGCTGGATGTGCAAAGCCAAGACATCCGGGAAAGCAATGATACTGTAGACGGCATGTGTGCAGAATTAGCGCAGCGTATAAGGGATGCTTTTGAAGATGACATTGCTCAACAAAATTGACATTTAACCGAGCAAAGGAGGGATTGCAACGAGTAAATCAGATTACATAAAAGTGGCAGAGCAGCGGCGCCGACGGGCATCTGTCCAGGACTACATCCTGAAGGGGCCGCGGCCGGAGACCTGGTCGGCGGTGATGCCGGCGTATTGTTACACAGTGCTATGTCCGGTGCAGGGGCTGCGGGAGCGGCCAGAAAGGAGAAGCCGATGAAGCGTAACAGAGATAAAATAGAACTTGCACGGATGGGGGCCATCTTTTCCAAAGATGTAGATAAGTGCAGGAACCGGGTTAAAATAGGTGATGCGTTTACTGTAGCAGACCCAGCATGGAAAAATGAGCAGGGAAACGGAGTAAGGCCAATGATGCGTGGCCGAGTGACAGCAAAGTATCCCCATCTGGTGACACTGAACTTCGGGACATCCATTACATACGTGCAGATCCTAATGATGCAACGGAACGGTCGGAAATATATTGATTAATGGGGGTGGTGCCAGTGGGAATTAAGATAACCAGGAAGCTGCTGGATGATTATCGGCGCCTAAAGCGGGAGATTCCTCTCTTGGAGCTGGAGCTGGTTGAGATGCTTCAGGGGGATAACGGATTTGATAACAGTACAATCTTTGACTACCGAACCGGTGAGGCACGACCGCAGAGCGTTGTGGGATTTGACTGGAAGCTGCGAGGGCATCGCGAGAAGGTATTGGATGGGAAAAAGGCCAAGGTCAAAGCGGTTGAAAAATGGATTGAGGCGATAGAAGACGGACAGACACGGTGTGTATTTAAGATGTTTTATCAGGACGGGATGACATGGGACAGGATTGCGGCAAAGACCGGATATAGCAACAGTCCAGATTATCCGCGGCTTTACATCCGAGATAAATATCTGAAAGAGATGAATATCACGTAAAACATCGTTTATATCGGAAACATCGTGTTAATATACAATAGAAGCCAAAGGCCTTAAAGCCAGCGGCTCCACTCCCCCATACGGCCGCCAGTGTGTAACAGATTCCGTTATAAATATAGAAAGGTGGTGCATCGAATGGGTAAACATGAAAATCTGATAGGTAAAAGATTTGGCTTGCTTACGGTTGTCAATAAGTCGGATAGTAAAAATGGATGTGCTATTTGGGAATGTCGTTGCGATTGCGGAAATACGACAAAGGCTAGAACCTCCGTGTTGTTAAGTGGACACAAGCAATTCTGCGAAAGATGCCAAAGCAAATTACGGGGAACAACTTGGAAATCTGATAATAGAATTTATAAGGCTTGGAGGCATATGTTGCAAAGATGCGAGAACGCCAATGATAAATTCTTTGCTTGTTACGGTGGCAGAGGTATCAAAGTATGTACGGAATGGCATAACTACGAAGCCTTTTTGGAATGGTCCTTGAATAATGGATATGCCGAGAATTTGACCATAGATCGAATTAATGTTAATGGTGATTACTCGCCAGATAATTGCAGATGGGCAACCCAGAAAGAACAGCAAAATAATAAAACGAATAACTGCCTACTTACACTAAATGGAGTAACTAAAACAAAACGACAATGGTCGGAAGAAACCGGAATTGGTTACACAACGATATGCAAGAGATTGTTGTTGGGCTGGACGGTTGAGCGGGCATTAACGGAGCCTGTAAAATAGTTGCCAGCCGCGGAGTGAGCTGGTACATACCGGGGACGACCCGGTATTAGTGCGAGGTAGAGCAGTGGCAGCTCGCCGGGCCCATAACCCGGAGGTCGCTGGTTCAAATCCAGCCCCCGCTATTGGCATCCGAAAGGGTGCCTTTTTCATCCTTCGGCCGTATGAAATCCAGGGCGGCCGGAACCTCCTGAGACACTGGGGGCGGCTTCTTCCGCCTCTCATTTTTTGAAACGGGGTGATAGCATGGCCAGAGCGCCAGATGAAAGAATAGAGCAGGCAAAGGCCATGTACTTAAGTGGCATGAAATTAGTTGAGATTGCAAGTCAACTAAATCTGCCGGAGGGAACGGTCCGCCGATGGAAGTCCACACATAAATGGGAAAGCGAGCGTTCGGAAAAGAAAGCGAACGTTCGGAAAGAAAAAAAGAAAACGGTTGCAGAGGAAGTCAAGCAGGTAATGGAGAATCCTGACCTGACGGACAAGCAACAGCTTTTTTGTTTGCACTATGTCAGATGCTTTAATGCTACAAGGGCTTACCAGAAGGCATACGAAGTAGATTACAGCACGGCCGCATCTATCGGATACCGGCTGTTGGGAAATGCTGGAGTCCGGGAAGAAATAGCCAGATTAAAGCAGAACCGCTTGAACCGAGAACTGCTGGACGAACACGACATATTCCAGAAATACATGGACATCGCTTTTGCCGACATCACGGACTTTGTGGAGTTCGGGCGGGAAGAAGTTCAGGTAATGGGAGCGTTCGGCCCAATAGAGGTGGAAGACCCTGATACCGGCGAGAAGGTTCCGCTTATGAAAGAGATTAATAGCGTTCGATTCCGGGAGGCGGAGAAGGTAGACGGGACATTAATCACCGAGGTCAAGCAGGGCAAGGATGGTGCAAGCATCAAACTGGCAGACAGGATGAAAGCGCTGGATTGGCTATCGTCGCACATGGACTTGGCCACGGCGGAGCAGCGGGCGAAGATGAAACGGATAGAGGCACAGACCGCAAGGATATCTGGAACGGAAAGCAGCGAGGAGCTTCAGAAATTGGACAAAGTACTGGAAGAGATAAAAGGGGTGGTGTAGGATGCCGTTTTCAAAAAAGCAGCAGGAATTCTTTGAGAATGCAAATCACCGCTGGAATGTTAAGTCAGGTGCCACTAGGTCTGGAAAGACTTACATGGATTATTATGTTATTCCGAAGCGCATCCGGGCAAGGGCTGGAAAAGAGGGGCTTACTGCCATCCTTGGAGTATCTAAAGGAACCATCCAGAGGAACATCATAGAGCCGTTGCAGGGAATATGGGGGACACGTCTTGTCGGAGACATCAACTCCCAGAATATCTGCCCGATGTTCGGTGAGGATGTGTACTGCCTGGGGGCTGAGAAGGTCAGTCAGGTATCTAAGCTCCGTGGCTCCGGTCTGAAATACTGCTATGGCGATGAGGTGACAGATTGGAACAAGGATGTGTTCGACATGCTGAAGTCCCGCCTGGATAAGCCTTATTCCTGTTTTGACGGGGCCTGCAACCCGGACGCGCCTCAGCACTGGTTCAAGAAGTTTCTGGATTCTGATGCCGATATTTATTGTCAGAAATACGAAATATTTGATAACCCGTTCCTCGACCCTAATTTTGTGTCGGAATTGTGCAAGGAGTATAAGGGAACGGTATTGTATGACAGATACATCCGCGGTCTGTGGGTAGCTGCTGAAGGTTCCATTTACAAGCTTATGTGTGACGCCGTGTCCACTGACGCTAAAACCAATCCCTACTCCATCAGGGAGAAGCCGAAGAACCTGATGGAGATTAATGTCGGTGTTGACTTTGGCGGCTCCGGTTCCGGTCACGCATTCGTGGCAACGGGCATATCCAGGGGGTATTGCTCTATCGTGGGTCTGGCCAGTGAGCGACACATGAGCGTTAATGGCAGCATAGACCCTGATGTACTGGGGAATCTGTTTGTGGACTTCTGCTTGAAGATTATCAATCTGTATGGGTATATCACCCATGTGTACTGTGACAGTGCGGAACAGACACTGATAGCTGGCCTTCGGACAGCAGCACGAAAAGCAGGACTGTCATGGCTGCATATCGAAAATGCGTTGAAAACGTCAATCAATGACCGAATACGGTTCACACAACGAATGCTTAGCCAGCGCCGTTTTTTCTATGTGCTAGACCAGTGCCAGACGCTGGAAGATGCGTTGACAACGGCACTGTGGGACGAGAAAAAATGCCTGGTCGAGGATGTACGCCTGGATGACGGAACGAGTGACATTGATACGCTGGATGCGTTTGAATACACGTTTGAACGGGACATAAGCCGGTTCATCCGGTACGAATAGAGGTGAGAAGATGAAATTCACAAAAATGCTGGACTTAATCACAAATGTCCTGAGCCAGGATGCCGACACGCAGATAGATGTGTGTATGACATCCCAGATGGCCAACCAGATAGAACTGTGGACGCGGATGTACGAAAATCGGTCACCGTGGGTTAACAACAAGGATGTACACAGTGCGAACCTGGCACCGGCTATCGCGTCGGAACTGGCCCGCCTGGTGACGCTGGAAATGAAATCTGAAGTCACAGGTGGAAATGACTCCGGATATCTGGACGAACAATACAAGCGAAAAGTTCTGAAAAGCATACGGCGGTATGTCGAATATGGATGCGCCAAAGGCGGCCTGGTCATGAAGCCGTATATCACCCAACAGGGCATCGAAGTGCAGTTTGTACAGGCCGATTGCTTCTTTCCTCTCTCCTTCGACAGTTCCAGTCGGATTACACAGTGTGTATTCACGGAACAGTTTCGGAAAGGAAAGAAGATATATACCCGATTGGAGATTCACTTCATGCAGGCCGGGAGAATCCGGATTACAAACAGGGCATTTGTGGCTACCAATAACGATAGCCTTGGTAGCGAAGTGTCAATCAACAGCATTGACCGATGGTCAGAACTGGCCCCGGAAGTCACATTGGAAGGGGCGGACCGTCTGCTGTTTGGATATTTTAAGGTACCGCTTGCGAATGCTGACGATTCCGACAGTCCGCTTGGTGTATCGGTGTATTCCCGGGCGATTGGTCTGATTAAGGAGGCAGACAAGCGATATTCGAACATTTGCTGGGAATACGAAGGAACACAGCTTGCGGTACACATCGCGACGTCGCTGCTTAAGTACAACCGGGATCGCGATAAATTTGAATACCCCGGAGGTAATGAACGTCTATACCGAAACCTGGAGTATAATACGGGCGCTACTGATAAACCGTTCATTGATACTTTTTCTCCAGAGATCCGAGATACTGCACTGTTCAATGGATTTAATAATCAGCTAAAACTAGTGGAATTTAACTGCTGTTTGGCATATGGAACGTTGTCCGACCCACAAAGCGTGGACAAGACAGCCACGGAAATCAAGACCAGCAAGCAGCGTTCCTATGTGATGGTGTCCGACACGCAGATGGCGTTACAGGATGCATTAGAGGATTTGGTGTATGCGATGCACTTCTGGGCAGTGCTGTACGGGTTAATTCCAGCTGGCGGAAACTATGAGGTGTCTTTTGACTGGGATGACAGTGTCATTGTAGATGCCGAAGAAGACCGCAACCAGGATCGCAATGATGTAGCGATGGGAGTGATGCGGCTTGAAGAATACCGGGCGAAGTGGTATGGAGAAACGCTGGATGAGGCAGCTAAGAATCTGCCAGAGCCGGCGCTGACAGAGGAGTGATGTAAATGACGCCAGAAGAGCTGGAGAAGCTGCCAAAACAGATTGAGCGAACCATGACAACCCTGGAGCTGTCAATTATGAATGAGATTGTACAGCGCATCAAGGCATCCGCACAGATTACTCCGGTAACGGACTGGATGTTGAACCGACTTACCGCAATCGGCGTTAGTAAGTCCAAAATCAAACGGATGATTGAGGAGGCCATCAAACAAGCTGGACTGCAGGTGGATGATATCTACAAGCAGGCTGCTCGATCTGATTACATCCGCAACCGAGAGATATATGAGGCTGCTGGCAAGGACTACCAGCCCTATGAGGACAACCAATGGCTGCAGCAAGTCGTGGATGCTGCCAGGAGGCAGACCAAGGGCAGCCTGCGGTCGCTGGAAAACATCACTCAGACCACGGGCTTCAACGTGTCGATGGGCGGCGGCCAGAAGGTATTCACGCCGCTATCCGAATACCTGGAGCGCAGCCTGGACAAGGCCATGCTGGGAATTACCACTGGCACCAGGACGTACAGCCAGGCCATTGGTGAGGTGATTGACGAGATGACGGCCAGCGGCATCCGGACGGTGGATTATGCTTCTGGCAAGTCCGACCGGATTGAGGTGGCAGCCAGGCGCGCGGTGATGACAGGCGTGGCCCAGATGACAGATAAGGTCAACGAGAAGAACGCTGAGGAGCTGGGGACGGACCATTGGGAGGTAGACTGGCACATGGGCGCCAGGAACACAGGTACTGGGTACCTTAATCACCAGAGCTGGCAAGGCAAGGTATACAGTTCTGAGGAGATGCGGACTGTCTGCGGCGAGGGTGAGATGCTAGGTTTCGCAGGCATTAACTGCTATCATATTAAGTTCCCCTTCCTGCCTGGGATATCAAAGCGGAAGTATACGGATGAGTGGTTGGCGGAACAGAACCGGAAAGAGAATGAGAAGAAAACATTCCGGGGGAAGGAGTATGACACCTATAGCGCATTGCAGTATCAGCGGAAGTTAGAGCGAACCATCCGGAAGCAGAAACAGGACGTGGAACTCCTGGAGAAGGCGGGAGCTGATAAGGATGATATAACGGCTGCCAAGTGTCGGTTGAGACTGACCAATAAGGCTTATGTGGATTTCTCTAAGGAGATGGACATGCGGCAACAGAGGGAGCGGCTGAGGATTCCAAAGTAAAAAAGTTGCGATATCGCAACAAAAGATTGCCCGGAACGGCGTAAAACTACCAACGCAAGGGAAGCAACCCCGTAAAAAGCGTAGCGAGAAAGGAGCAGAATGAAACGGAAAAATTTAGAGGACATGGGCCTGACAAAAGAGCAGGTAGATGGTATCATGGCTGAAAACGGAGCAGACATTGAGGCAATCAAAAAAGAGCGGGACGCCTACAAGACACAGTTGGACACCGCGCAGACCACATTGAAAAGCTTTGAAGGGGTAAATGTTACAGAGCTTCAGGGGAAGATAACCACATTAACCAATGATCTTACTACTAAGGCTGCGGAGTACCAGAAGCAGTTGGCAGACCGTGATTTTAATGATCTGTTGAAAACCACGGCAGAAGGGTTTAAACCACGGGATATCAAGGCCGTCATGCCGTTTCTGGACGTAGAAAAGTTAAAATCCAGTAAGAACCAGGAAAGCGATATCAAGGCAGCGCTGGAGGCAGTAAAGAAGGACAACGGGTATCTGTTTCAGGATGTCACCATTCCAAGGGTTGTTGCATCTACTCCGGGACCTGGCGGGGAAAAGACAGATGACACAAGGACACAAGCAAACAATGCCCTGAGAAGCATCTTGGGCAGAGAATAAGGAGGTAAACAATATATGGCAGTACATATTACAAGCAGGGCCGATGCAGAGGCCATTATCCGCGAACAGGTTATTTCAACTATTTTTCAGGACGCACCCAAGCAGTCTACTTTTCTTAGCATGGCGCGTAAGTTGCCGAACATGACCAGTAACCAGACCCGCATGAGGGTGCTGGATTTCCTGCCCACTGCCTACTGGGTAGACGGCGATACCGGTATGAAGCAGACAACCAGGCAGGCCTGGGACAATGTATTCATTGAAGCCGCAGAGCTGGCAGTCATTGTGCCGATTCCGGAGGCAGTGCTGGATGATGCGGAGTTTGATATTTTCGGTGAGATTACTCCAAGAGTCAACGAGGCGATCGGCCAGCGAGTGGACAGCGCTATTGTTTTCGGCGTGAACCGTCCGCGTAACTGGCAGAACGATATCATCACACTGGCCAGACAGGCGGGAAATAATGTGGCAGTCGGATCCAGTCCAGATTATTACAATCTGCTCCTGGGCGAAGGAGGCGTTATTTCCAAAGTCGAGGAGGACGGCTTTATGGCAACCGGAGCTTTGGCTGCCATGAGTATGAGGGCCAAGCTGAGGGGTATCCGGGCAACGGACGGCAGCCTGATTTTTAAATCTGACATGCAGGGTTCAACAAACTATGCGTTGGATGGGGCACCGATGTACTTCCCGCAGAACGGTGCTTATGACAATACTATCGCCCAGCTGATTGTTGGTGACTTCAAGCAGGCGGTATATTCCATCCGTCAGGACGTGACGGTGAAGATTCTTGACCAGGGCGTTATTCAGGATCCGACCACGAAAGAAATCGTCTATAACCTGGCACAGCAGGATATGGTTGCACTGCGTATCGTATTCCGTATGGGATGGGCGCTTCCAAACCCGGCCACAAGAATGGATGAAGACCGTGTAGGGTGTCCATTTGCTTACCTGGAGCCGTCTACAGCTGTAACAACCCAGAAAGTTACATTTACAGTAAAAGACAATGAGACATCACCTGTAGCAATTGCAGACGCGATTGTAGATGTAAATGGTTCTAGAATTAAAACTAATGCCTCCGGTGTGGCAGAGTTTAACCTCCGCTCGGGAACATATCCAGCGAAGATTAAGAAGACTGGATATGGCACAATCACTGAGACTGTAACCGTGGCAGCGGCAGCTGTGGCAAAGACGGTTACACTGATTAAGCAGTAGAAAGGAGGGTGTGCTGATGACTTATGCCAATGAAACATTCTACAGAGAAAGCTATCTCCTGGGGCGAAAGCCTGTCATCAGCACCGGCTTCCCATTTTACGCCCGTCAGGCCAGTCAGCTGATTGACCAGTACACATTCAACCGACTGAAAGATGCGTCAGAGGCTTCGGAAGAAGTGCAGATGTGTTGTTGCGAACTGGCCGAGGCGGAATGCCGGCGGGAGAAACAGCAGAAAGATTCTGGCGGGAAGACTGCCGAGAGGATTGGAACCTACTCTGTCAGTTTCGGCTCCGCCCAGGAGTTGGCTGCAGCTTCCGGCCGGGAACAGCGGGAAATCATCATGAAGTGGCTGGCTGATACCGGTCTGTGCTATCAGGGGGTGTGAAATGTATACGAATGCAGACTGTACGCTGTACCTGTACAGCAAGGAAGGCAAGGCCGAGAAGTACACCAGGTTCTCTGTTGGAGGAGTGTACTGGGAGGATGTGGAGCAGGCCACCTTCCTGAAGACTGGACAGCGGAACGCCTGCTCCGTACTTCTGGTTATTCCTCTGGAAAGCCTGTCTGAGCCGGTTAATTTCACGAGGGGAAAAGACCTTGTTATCAAGGGAATTGTTACAGACGAGATTGACTGTAACAGCCAGGAGGCCATGTCAAAGTCACTGGCGGCCTTAAAAGCAGCGTATGAGCTGCTAACGGTAACTACGGTGGATGAGCGGTTGTATGGCAGCGAGTCGATGCAGCATTATGAGCTGTCCTGTAAGTAAGGAGGCGGCGAGATGTTTAACGGAAGTCTGGAGCTTAAATCAACAAACTTTATCCTGAAAAACCACGGAATCCAGCCAGGCGGACCAGTGCAGAAGGTGATAGACAGCGAGACTATGCGGTATATGGGTGATTATATGCCGCGCCGTCAGGCAGGAGAATTGGAACACATGATGGTACTGTCCACCGTCATTGGCTCCGGACAGATAGACATTCCGGGACCATATGCCCATTATTTGCACGAAGGTATATTGTACGTGTCTCCGACGACAGGCAGCTCCTGGGCAAAGAAAAATGAAATTAAAGTACCGACGGAGCGAGAGCTGACTTATGCAGGCGCGCCGATGCGTGGGAAAAAGTGGTTTGACCGCATGAAAGCTGACCATAGGGGGGATATCATCCAGGCGGCGCAGGCCAAGATAAACAGAGGGGAAAAATAATGACGATTATAGATTTTATGCGACAGAAGCTGACGGAATATCCGAAAATATCAGAGTTTCTGGCTGGCGATGACATTCACATCGACTTCACGGACCCTTCCCCGGTTAATTATGGCCTGTCCAGTACCGGAGACAGCCTGGTCAAGGAGGATTTGCTGGGAAACCAGATACGGCAGCATAATTTTGTCATGTATGCGGTTGGTCAATCATTTACGGATTATAACCGGTTGGCCAACAGTAATTTTCTCCTGGAGCTGGCTTACTGGCTGGAACGATTGCCAGAAGAGGAAGGCATATCCGCCACGGTGGAGAATCGGGAGTTTCTGGGGAAATTTATGAAAGCGACCACGGCCAATGCCATGAGCATGAGACTGATGGGAGAAACCATAGAGCAGGGCGTTATGTATCAGCTCCAGATATACGCCCAATACAAAATAGAAAGTGAGGAATTATAATGCCAGATGTAACGGGTAAAATCAAACGAAAATTTATGGCACACTATATTGATTCTGCGCTTCCATCGGCTAGTAAAGCCGAATATTTCCGACTTGGGAAAGACCTGGAAGAATACACGGTAGAAATGAATGCAAACGTGGAGACCAAAAATAATATTTTGGGTGAGACATCGGTCACCCTTGACAGCTATCAGCCACAGGCTTCCACGGATCCGTGTTATGCGGAAGTCGGAGAACCATTATTTGCGCGGCTGCAGGCCATTGTAGACGAACGCCAAACGCTGGATGACTTGAAAACCAGCATCGTCGAGGTGCATTTATGGGAAACTCCGACAGCTGGAAAATATGTGGCCTACAAGGAGGATGCCATCATCGAAGTATCCAGCTATGGCGGAGATACGACGGGATATCAAATTCCATTCAATGTACACCATACAGGAAATAGGGTGAAGGGTACTTTTGACCTTTCCACAAAGACATTTACAGCCGATTCTGGGGCCGGAGCATAAGGAGGTAATGTATGCGCAGTATTAATTTTGATGATGGATTTAAGTCATTTTGCATTAATGGGGACGAGAACCGGGTAATCCGGTTCAACCCCGGTGACTTGAACATGCGTGTTCGCGTCGAGGAGGCGCAGAAACGCATCCGGAAATGGGAAGGAAGCTTAAAGGCAATCGAACTTAATCCGGATGGAACACTGGTAGTAGAGGACGAAGAGGAATCCGCCGAACTGAGAGGTTTTGAGGACATGCTTCGTCGTGAACTGAACTATGTGTTCAATGCTGATGTCTACGACACAATCTTTTCTGGCCAGTCCCCCTTGTGTACAGTTGGGAAAGAAAAGATGTTTCTTTTTGAAGCAGTGCTACAGTCTGTAACGCCAATTATCGAAGAGGAAATAGAAGCTTTCAGCTCCGCCAGCCAAGCCCGGGTTGAGAAGTACACGAAGGGGTATAGAAAATGATTGGCCGGCTTCCGACGACCTTGGAGGTGGCCGGTGAAGAGCGAAAAATCCGGACAGATTTCCGGGATATGCTGGTCATCATGCAGGCATTCGCTGACCCGGAGCTGCAGCCGGCTGAGAAATATGATGTAATGCTGATGATTCTATATGACGACCTGGACAGCATACCGATGGAAGCGACAGAAGAAGCAATTAAGCAGGGGCTGTGGTTTCTGGATTGCGGGCAGCAGGAGGATGATAAGCGGCCTCCGGTCAAAGTAATGGACTGGGAGCAGGACGAGAGCCTGGTATTCCCTGCGGTCAACAAGGTGGCCGGCCGGGAGGTCAGGGCTGTGGAGTACATGCACTGGTGGACGTTCATGGGTTATTTTATGGAGATTGACGACGGGACTTTTTCTATGGTCCTTGGCATTCGACAGAAAAGAGCCAAGGGAAAGAAGCTAGAGAAGTGGGAGCAGGAATTTTACCGCAATAACAAGGCCCTGTGTGATTTGAAGAAGAAATACACAGCCGAGGAACAGGAAGAAATTGATTATTGGAATAAGTTATTGGGTTAAGGCGCTGAACAGGCGTCTTATTTTATGCCCGGAGGAGAGGTGATAGTATGGCAGCTGGCGGAACTGACGGAAGTTTAAAGTTTGACACGAAGATAAATACCGACGGATTCGAAGAAGGCACAGGCAGCCTTTTAAAGGCAGCGGAAAAGCTTACGGCGGCGATTGATAACCTGTCAACAAAAATGGATAAGGCCTTTTCGTCTTCCGGTTCTGCCGCAGCGGCGACGGCCCGACAGGTGGATGAGGTGGCCGAGTCGGCCAGAAAAGCAAGAGAAGAGATGGAGCGACTTCAGAAGGAGAAAGCCGCGACTTTTACAGGAACGATTACAAACAACAATGCCCCTGCGTCTACCATTCCGGATGATGGGAAGCGGTACAATATTTACGGACAAGATGTCGATGCTATGATTGCGAAAAATAGGGAACTTGAGGAATCAGCAAGGCAGGCATCGGCTACCGTAACGGCTGAAACCCAGAAAGAGGAAAATTCTGTTGTAGGGCTGAAAGACTCTTTGCTTATCGCCGTGGAGTCCTTTAAGCACTTTCCGGATAACATTGTGGAAATTTTCCAGCGTGCCGGGGCGTCGATGGACAGTGCAAGAACGAAGGCGAGGACATTACAGGACGAAGTAGACCGTTATCAGGATGCTCTGTATTATGCGGAGCAGAAAGGCCTTGGCCTGGGAGACCCGGAGTATGACAAGGCATACAAGGGCCTTACATTGGCCAAAAAGGCGGCTGAGGCTTATAAAAAATCCCTGATTGGGGTGGACAACACACAGAAGAAAGCCAGTAAGTCCGCCAATAAAATGAGTGGTTCCATGAAACGGGTGCGGAAAGAAGCAATCCCACTGACAAAGAGCGTCCTGAAGTTGTCCAACATGTTTAAACTGATGCTTATCCGAATGTCACTGCGAGCCGCCATCAAATCGGCGCAGGAAGGCTTCCAGAATTTAGCCAGGTATTCAGATGAAACGAACAAAAGCATATCCCTTCTGATGTCGGCTAATACACGGCTGAACAACAGCTTTTCAACAGCCTTTGCGCCACTACTACAGGTAGCTGCACCGGCCTTGAAACAAATGATAGACCTGCTTTCCACCGGGGCCACCTACGCCGGGCAGTTTATTGCAGCGTTGACCGGAAAAAGCACTTTTGTAAAAGCGGTGGATGTGGAAGAGGATTATGCAGGCTCCCTGAAGGAAACGAACGACGAACTGAAAGAGAAAGAAAAGGCAACAAAAAAGCTTGCTTTTGCTTTTGATGATTTAATTCAGGCGCAGGGCGGAAAAGTAGATACAGATGCTTACAAACCTCCGACACCGGACCAGATGTTTGAAACCGTCGAGATTGAAGCTGATATCAAGGATTTTGCGGAGACAGTTAAAGGAGTGCTGTCAGGTCTATTCGACCCGATGCGGCAGTCATGGGACGAAAACGGATCGACAGTAATTGCATCCGCCAAGTTTGCGCTTAACCAGTTGAAAAATCTGGGCGGCGATGTAGGAAAAACCTTTATAGCGGTCTGGGACAAGGAAGGGTACGGGAAAGCAGTTACAGACGATCTCCTTATTTCGGTTTCCAACTTGCTATTTACAGTCGGGAACCTTGCAGATAGGCTTGACCAGGCATGGAAAAGCGGGGATACAGGGCTGCTTATTATGCGTCATCTGGGTGACCTTCTCCTGGAGGTGACCGGATTCTTCCGCGACGCGACAGGGGAGATTAAAATATGGTCAGCTACGCTGGATTTTTCACCACTGCTGAAATCTTTTGACGGGATTCTGGTTTCAAGTCGGCCAATTGTAAGCAAGATAGGGGATATTCTGTTATGGCTATTGAAGGACATTCTCCTTCCACTGGCTAAATGGGGGCTGGAAAATGGACTTCCGGCAGCATTTGATTTAATAGCGGCAGCACTGGATGCATTTGATGCAGTGTTAGAAGCGTTGAAACCATTGGCGATGTGGTTATGGGAGGAATTTTTACAACCATTCGGAAAATGGACGGGAGAGGTATTTATCAAGGCGATTGAAAAAATTATAGAATGGTTGAAGAAGTTTTCGGGGTGGATATCAGAAAACCAAGAGCTGGTTGAAATAATGGCCACAGTAATATTAGGCTTTTTTGCTGCATTTAAGTTTGTGGAATTTGTAACTGGCGTCAAGAATATGTTGACGGTTCTTCCAAACTTAATTGGCGTACTGGGAGGCCTAATTGGAAATCTTAACCCCCTGACGCTGCTTCTTGGGCTAATTATCACCTCGGCGGCACTTGTCGCTCAGGCATGGGATAAAATGACACCACAAGAAAAGTTGGCCACAAAAATCATTGCTGTGGCTGGTGCAATCGGTTTATTGGCGATGGCGTTGGGAACTATTATGCATAATCCGATGATGGTTTCGATGGGCGGAATTGTGGCGGCCGCAGCTGGAATTACAGCAATAGGAATCGCTATAAGTGCATTAACAAGGGGCAGCAATGCCAGCACATACAGCAGCAGAGCTGGTAACTATATGGGTCAGGGCTATAATTTGGCTACGCAGGCAATCCCTCGCCTGGCCACTGGCACCGTGGTTCCGCCACGCGCCGGCGAGTTTGCGGCTATCCTGGGGGACAACAATCGCGAGACAGAGGTTGTGTCACCACTCTCAACGATTGAGCAGGCCTTGGATAATGTGATGGCAAAGTACATGGGTGGAAACGGAGGCAATCGGCAGATAGAAGTAAATATGTATCTTGACCGCCAGCGTCTTGGCCGTGCGGTATATAAGCTAAACAACGAGCAGAAGCAGCGTGTCGGTGTTCGACTGGTAACGGAGGGATAAGCATGAGAGAAAGCATATTTTCAATTGATGGCGTTGAACTTCGCGTTAACGTCATCAAACTGGAGCGCGGGTTCTCGGTCACTGACACGGAAAACTCCGGCCGCACGCAGGACTTTAGTATGCATAGGGATGTTGCAGGAACGTTTTACAACTACACGCTGGAAGTCGAACCGGAGTCGGAACACCGGGCGGACTATGACACGTTTTACAATATTATCTCCGCCCCGGTTGAGTCCCACCGAATGATTTTCCCATATGGTCAGGAAACACTGGAGTTTAAGGCCTACGTAACGCAGGGGAAGGACAGTCTGAAACGCATTGATGGAAAGAATCTGTGGAGCGGCTTGTCTGTGTATTTCGTGGCGATGGCGCCGCAAAGGAGGCCGTAAGATGTTTCTAAAACAGACCATATTATCGGATGTTACCGAAAATGGCGAAGGGCCCAAAATTGTATATGACGACGTAGCCCCGTATGCCAAGGAACACAGTCAGCCGCAGGTGATTGACATTGGCCTGCGGCCCAGGAAGGGGCTGTACCCCGGGGAGGGATTGCACCCCAAGCCTACAACTGTCCGCCAGGAGTTCCCGGACTTAAAACGGGATGACCTGACCTATCCGGGATATTCCATTTGCGCACCACGGTTCGCCCTGCTGAACGGGGAATATGTCAACTTCCCGGATAATGCGTCCGACTATGGATATATCAGCGACGAACTGTCAGGAGAAGACCAGCAGTTTTCGCACACGTACACCACAGTCGGCCTGCGTCCACGGCCCGGGCTTCGGCCGGCACCGTTCCTTTATCCATCAGGGGTATCGGAGCGGAAGGTAAACAGCCCGGAGCTGACCATTCTTTTCAGTCAGAAATTCACTTCGGTTGGATTATTGATTACGTTCAATTTGACGTCTGGCGATTACTGCACTCGGATCCTTGTGCAGTGGTATTCCGACGGAAAGCTGCTGTCATCCATGGAGTTTGCTCCGGATTCGGAACGGTATTTTTGCAGTAACTATGTGCAGTCTTATGACAAGATTGTGATTGCCTTCCTGGAAACATCCAAACCACTTCGGCCTGTGTTTGTGACTCGAATTGACTATGGAATCTACCGGGAATTCTTTGGGGATGAAATCAGCGAAATTTCCTGTCAGCAGGAAATCAATGCTATTTCCGAAAATGTCAGCATAAACACTATGACATTCACGGCCCGGACACGTTCTAACATCCCGTTTGATTTCCAGAAGAAGCAGAAGCTGAACCTGTTCTTCAATGGGCGCCGACTGGGGAGCTTTTACTTGAAAAACGGGGCCAGAAAAAACAAGACGGATTACTACATGGACACGCATGACGCGATCGGCGTCCTGGACGGCAGCGAGTACCACGGAGGCATTTACACCGGCCAGCAGTTGGGTGCCGTGCTGGATGGGCTGTTCGCCGGCGAGGATTTCAACTATCTTTTGGACGACTCCCTGGTGGCTATTCCCCTTCACGGGTACATCCCTTACACGACCAAACACAATGCGCTTGTGCAGCTGGCTTTTGCGGCTGGCGCCGTGGTCGATACATCAAACTATGATGGAGTCTTAATCTATCCACAGCAGACAGCGGTAAGTGGAGAGTTTTCCACAGCCGATACCTTTGACGGCCTGACCCTGGAGCATAACGATGTGGTTACTGGTGTACGGTTGACTCTTCACTCCTGGCAGCCAGTGCAGGAGGCAGAAGAGCTGTACAACAGCGCCTTATCCGGAAGGGCGGAGATCATCTTTTCGGATCCCCATCATAGCCTGTCCATCACCGGCGGAGAAATCATAGAGAGCAATGCCAATTATGCGATCGTGGCCGGAACTGGTGCGGCGGTGGTACTGACCGGGAAGAAGTACAGTCATATGACATCGTCAGTGCTGCGGGAGAACCCGAACATTGCATTTAACAAAAACATCAAGGAAGTGTCGGATGCGACGCTGGTACATGCCGGGAACGCTCAGGAGATATTAGACCGGGTATACAACTACTACCAACGGGCAGAAAATGTGGTCGGCGATGTACTGCTGACGGACAAGGTGCTTGGCCAGGTGGTAGGCGTTGATACCGGCTATGACGGACGAAGAACCGGGACGCTGGAAAGCATTGACTATCAATTCAGCCTGCGGGAAATTCGCGCGGAGGTAACCATACATGAGTGAGTATATAGACAACCTTATATATGATCGGACGGTGCAGGATGTCCAGGAGCTGACTGCGAAGGCCTATATTGATTATCAGGACTTAAACCGGATTGAACTTGCTATCAAGTGGGTATCCCATGTCTTAAATCAATACGGGTATCGGAATGTGACCCATAACAAGGTTAACTGGCGTCCGGAAGACCGTCGGACCGATAGCGAAATGGAACGCCTGCGAAAAAACATAGCGGCAATCCGGGCAGCCTATTACACGCCTCCCAGTACGCCGCAGACGCCGGAGCGTATCACATATACATCTATCTACCAGGCAAACTTTATCGAACAGATTATCCACGACATTGGCGTGCTGGTAGAACAGGCCTCTCCGGGTATGCAGCATGTGGCATTTAAACTGGGAACCCGGGCGTTTGGAAACAGGGAGGTGAAACTGTGAGTCTAAAAGAAAATTACAAGAATGATATATACTCGGGAGAGCGAAAGTATCAGATGATTCAGAACGATGATGGCACAGTCTCTTTTCGGGATGTTACCGTGTACACCCAGGACGGAGATATCTTTTCTGCGGACGACATCAATGTAACAAACAAGGCCGTCAATTTAATCGACCTTAACAATACGGAATTCCGGACACAGATTACAAAACGGGTTGATTTGGTAGAAGATACAGTCGATTCCCTGGTGGATGAAGTCCTGTTGACGTTCCTTGCGTCTGGGTGGAGCGATACCGCGCCTTACACCCAAACAGTTACCTTCCCGGGGATGAAACTGACAGATGTTCCGGATTATGCCCTGCGGCTGACCGGAACCTTAAGTGACGTTACCACGGCGGCGCAGGAGCTGGCATGGGGATATGTAGACCGCATTGCACCCGGAGAAGGGGAGGTGACGGCGTATTGCTACAGAAAGAAACCTGTGACAAGCATCACGTTATCTGCGAAGGGGGTAAAGCATGGCTGATGGAAGATTATTAAAACGCGGCTCCGGTTTTGATAATACCGGACTGACCGCGGTTCCGGCTGACGTAAAAGCGCCGGTAAGATTTTTGGGAGCCGGCAGCAAGGAAGTGCAGCAAGGCTCTATGCCAATAGTTCCCGCGATTGCAAAGCAGATGTCAATTAACGAAAGGTACAGCATCGCACCTGGGTATCATGATGGTACAGATGTTTTCGAGCAGAATGGCATAAAAACAGAATCAGGCCAGACGGTTGACCCAGGCTCCGGCGGAATTACATTGAACGTCGTTGGCAAGGTTCTGACATCGAATACAATAATCATGAGCGTTGATAACCTGCGGCCTGAAGTGATTAAGGCCGGAGTTCCAATAAGTGATATCATAGGGGCCTATCAGGGGTTCCCGGACGAGGAGTGATGACTATATGGCAGATGGACGGTTATACATGATTATACAGTCTGCGGACTTCGACCAGCTGAACGTACAACCAGGCGATGTTCTAAAAGGAAAGTTGTACGTGGGGGCCGATGGGCAGACACACGTAGGGGAGATAGAGGATCGGGGATCACCGACACTGTACCTGGATTTGAATGGAAGATTGAATCCTCCGGCAGGAAAATATGATGGTGGAGAAGTGCGGCAAAGTATTCCGACGATGGAAGAAACTCATATCACCCCGGGCAGTAAGCAGATTATCGTATACACAGATGGCATGTACATGACCGGAAATATCGTCGTGGACAAACTCACTAATCTTGTCCCTGAGAATATTAAACTGGGCGAATATGTCGGTGGTGTTGGCCCAGGAGCATGGCAAGGATATATTGTAACTGACCCAAATGTTTTTTACTATCGTGGAACATTCGCTCCAGGGCAATCCATATCTGACTACATCGCCTATGATTCTGGAACATATAAGGCGGATAGAATCGAAGATATAAAACACATGGAGTTTCATTCTGTCAAGCTTGGAACTAGTGGCGGAAACATGGTTTATTCCGTTTTTAATTCCCCTATCGATTTGACATATGTAAACAAATTGGTAATTGAATACTCGGTCTATATGCCTGGAAGCGCGTCAACGTGGATTGAGGCGTATGTTACACGCGAAAAAAATACAAGATATCAAGCCGTAAAAAATTTGAGCATAGCCTCAAAATCAGAAGAGATTACAAAAAAAGACACATCAGGAACAGTTAGAACTATGGAAATAGATGTTAGTTCTCTGTCTAGGAGCGCTTATTTGAGTCTGTTCGTATCATTTTCGGTTGATACCTTTAAATTGTTTTTACGATCAGTTAAGTTTGAATAAGGAGGAAATATATGAATATAGACATAAACCAAATTGAAACTTATATCCCAACAATATATGTAAATAATTCAGAACCGGATTTGGACGAAACAAACCTAAATCACACGGAGCAAGCGCTTAAGCGTGTCACGGATGCAGCGAACGCGGCAATCTTAGCCCTGAAGTCTCTCGATTCGGCCAAAATTGACGCTGCTAAGATTGTAAATAACCTTCTGGCAACAGATACATCCACAGTTCTGTCCGGTCCGATGGGTAAGGCACTAGGGGATCGGCTTACTGCAGCTGAGAATCTGCTTACTAAGTTAAATGGCGAGATGAATCTTATGTCTAAAACAGATTGTGACAACTCGACTGTTTGGGTTGGGAATCGCGATCATAGTTTTGCCTTTATCTGCTATAAAGAATCAAAAACCATGCAAGCTATCTTTAAAGACGGAAGCAAGGTCAGTTTTAAAGGCGAATAAATATTTGTTTGAACAATACAAAATGGCGAGTTAGGAACCCGAAAAGTAACCGGCGTTATAAAAGATGATACCCGGCGCGGCTTGTACTGTGGGATGGACTTTTCCGATGCACCTGCTGATGGATGGCTTGTCCTTATCT